TCAGCGCAGCCCAGGCCACTTCGGTCGTCCGGCGGATTTTGTCATGGCAAGGATTACGGTGTCCGGTAGCTCATTCAGCAATGATGGGTCGGCCGCAAATGCCTTGCAATTTTGCCAAACTTCCTCCTCGCCGCGAAGGCTAAGCGCGGCAAATGAGGTCGGGAAAAATTCGGCGATGAGCCCGCCCTCTACCCGCTTTGGCGCAGCGTAGAAAACACGGAACCCGGTGTATGCACCATATTCGTTCTTCCAGGCGACCCGGCCGCAATAGAGCTTCTGGCCGTTGAACTGCGTCCATTCATACTGCGCGGAGAACGGGTCAATCAGTTGCTCGCCGATGTCGGCGGTAATGATCTTTTTCTCGGCGTCGGTCAGCTCGCGCGCGCCGGCCTGGGCGCAAATGGCCAGGGCAAAAATCGAGGCCACGCCAAATGCCCGCATCATGTGCGCTTCTCCGCCTTATGTTTCCGAACGGTAACTATAACGGTAGGAGGCTACTGCCAAGCTCTAGCAGCATCTCTAGGATGATTTCCACCGCCACTGCTAGCTTAACGAGCATCAGGCCGAGCGTTTGCCAGTGCCTGGCTCGGCGGCCGAGTTTCTGAGGTCGGTTCGGAGCTGGGCCACGATTAATTTGATCATCGTCAATCGCTCTTCCTCAGTGTCAGCCGCTGCACATATTTCGGCATATTTGCGCGCGATGAGGCGACCCAAATCGACTGGTGCCAAAGAAATCCGCTCGTCTTTGTAGAGGCGAGAAATGGCGTCTGTAACTCGCCCCATCAATTCTGGGTCAATTTCCGTGGCAACGTCGCTTTTTGAAGAATGCAGCGCCCCGAACTGACTGCCTTCCCCAGCAGCGAGCCATTCGATGGTCACGTCCACCGCCCGAGCGATGGCCACTAGCCGCGACGCCTTCGGCTCGCTGTCTCCCGCCAGATAGCTCTCTAAGGTCCTCCGCGGGATAGCTGTTTTCCGCGAAAGCTCATCGCCACTTCCTGCCAACTCCGCGCAGATGCGGATGCGATGAGCCAGATCCGAATTTAGAGAGTTCATAGCCCCCAACTCTCAAAAAGCGCGCAACATCAAGCGCTCGCTTGATAGCTGGGCAAAACTCAACGCTTGCAAGGAGATAGCCGAAAACGGCCATGAAAATGGCTGAAGTCGACTCTCAAGCGCTGAAAATAGCTTGCTCATCAAGCAGAAATCAGCCAACTTCACCTCCTGTGAACGCAATCGCGCACCCAAACGCGCACACATTGACCCCGAAAAAACCGGCTCTGGCAGGAGCCGGTCTTTGCAGGAGTGACCTTATGACCAAGCCGGCGCCTGTCGTGATGGACAGGCACGAGATCCGGGCCGAGGTGCATCGGCGAGAGACGACGCTGACGGCAATTGCCGTCGCGGCGAACCTCAACCCATCAGCTTGCCGTTCTGCTCTCGTCCGCCGCCACTTGGCGGGAGAGCAGGCGCTTGCCGCCTTCCTGGGCGTGCCGCCCGAGAAGATTTGGCCGGAGCGCTACGCCAAGCCGTCACCTTGGGCAAAGCGTATCCTCTCCGAACGGTCCCGCGCTAGCCAAAACGACGGACAAGCGACGGACATGGGAGCCGCCGCATGAGCCGGTTTCTGTCCACGCCGCGTCCGCCGGCTGACACCGACCTGCACCCGATCCAGATCGCGGACCGCCGCACGGCGGAGATCCGGCGGCAGGCGGGCTGGGTGCTGGTGGGTGTCGGGGTGGCGATGATCGCCGCGAACCTTGTCGGGCTCCTCGTGACGCTGGCGGTGCGCCTATGAGCCCTGAGATCGCCCTCAACCGCTTCATCGCCCTGGCTGCGTTCGCCGCGTTCGCTTCGGGCCTCCTGCTGGGCGCCGCGTTCGCGGTGATGGTGCTCGGATGAGCGCGTTACAGCTTTTCTTTGGCGCCGTGCCGGTGCCCTACACCGCCTCGTGGACCGGCGAAGACGATTTCTTCCTCGCCCGCTGCCGGTATGCCGCCGGTCAGGTGGCCATCTGCCAGAAGGAATCGCGCGGAAGCGGCAAGCCTCTTTTCGGCAAGCCGCATATGACCCGCCAGCGCGAGGTCATCTCCAAGGGCCTGTGCGACCTGTGCGGCCGGACGCTTAAGAACAGCACCAAGGTCTCGCTTTCGCATGCACGCCCCCAAGCGAAGGGCGCGCGGGCGCTCGACATCCTGCA